TGTGCTAGAGCATCACCCCGTCGAGCCGTCGAACCGCAATTAAGCGATACGACGACTCGTCGAAGCGTCCATCCGCATAAGCAGTAGGACTTAGAAAGGTGATTGAAGACTTGACGTCTCGCACCTGCATTCATTGAGAGCCTGACAGGCCCTTCGCATCGCATCTCCGTGATCAAGCCACAGGACACCATGCATTTTCGCGCATGATCGGTCCTGAGGACACCATGCACTTGTTTTCTTTTTTGGCGGACGCGGCGAAGCCGCAACGACAAAAAAACGCCCGATGAAGGGCGTTTCTCGAATGGTTTACCATTCGCCGCGAGCGCGGATGTTGCCAAGAGTGGTGGTGAGCTCTTCGAGCTCGTCCCCTTCTTGGTTCACGTACGGTTTGATCACCGTGGTGATCTCCGCGAGCGGCACGACGCCAATGGCGACGACTGCAGCGATCTCAGTTTCGTCGTTTACGACGAAGTTGAGGTTGGTGAAGTTCTTGTTCGTGTGATCACGAACAGGTGCAAAGCACGAATGGAAAGCTTCTCCGCGGGAGTTTTCCCGTGGAATAGCGGTGAGTCCTGCAAAGTTTACGCGTGGTTCAGCCATAGCTAAGCCTCCTGTGACGACGGGTGTATAACCCGCCTAACTATCGACGGAGCCAGCCGAAGGCGACTCAAGCGGGGTTTAAGGGGGGCACCCCCTTGTGGCCGCAGGCCACCCAATAGCTCGCAACGCGAGCCGACGAACCAACGGTTCGACGAAGCGACGTGGCCGCAGGCCACCCACTCGACGCCGAAGGCGGAGGCTAAGCGAGCGAAGCGAGCGCTTAAGAGTGTGCCGAAGGCACCGAACAAGCCGAAGGCGCATATGAAGACCCCCACCGGACCCGAAGGAAAAAGGTCAGGTACCCGATGGTCATACTATACTACCCTTTCCCATGCGCCGGGGGCCGGGACCGTCGATCCGACGTTTCGTCCCATCGGCCCTCCGTCATATAATTTTTTCAAAATCTCAAAAAGAGCTTGACGCCACCCTTCACACGTGAGACTTTCGCACCCATGAGCATAAAAAACGGTCAACCCACGACCCGCAAAGAAGATCAGGACCCCACCAAGGATTGGAACCCCGATCCGATGCCGATAGAACCCGAGGCTAAAAAGCCCACCGGGCGTAAAAACCCCAAATCCACCCATTTGTCGATGGAACACACGCATCGGCGCAGGTCTCAACTCCGCACAGACGCCTATCAGGACGAAGATTCCTACCTTGAGCTCAAAACTCAGGCGGGGAAGGACGCGTACGACCTTTTGATGGCGACGATGCCGGAACTTGATGTCGGAATGCTTGATTCAATTCAGGAGCGCCTTCCCGGAGACAGAGAAAAACTGTTGCAGGTCCTCCAGAACCTCGCGCTCGGTGCACGGCACCGGGAGGCGCTCGATCAGGTTGAGTGGACATGGAGCCATTTCAGCATATATCGCTCGAAATACCCCCTGTTCGTCGGCGTTTTGTACAAGGAGGTTGCCCGGATCGGAGAGGAAATGCGCAAAGTCTCGCGTCTCGACGAGGCGCATAGACGGGCGACGGAGGGCGTTGAGGAGAAGATGTTCTCTGCGTCGGGTAAGTATTGCGGCACGAAGATCAAATATTCGGATACGCTGCTCGCCATGTTTCTTAAGGCGGACCATCCGGAGAAATTCTCGGAGCGCGTCAAGGTCGAATCGACCGGCGTGATCCTGAATATGCACATGGGGCTCCGTGAAAACGTCCGTGAGACGGCTATGGAGCAGGGCGATATTGAAATCACTTCCCCCTTCGCGGAGGAGAAACCAGAGGAACCGCCGGAATGATTTGGAGAACTATAGAAGGCCACAAGGGCTACGAAGTGTCAAATATGGGCGGATTACGCTCAGTCGACCAAGTGATCATCCGGAACAACGGGAGACCGCTCAGCCGGAAAGGCCGCATGATGCGGGGTATCCCCGACAAGGATGGGTACCATACCGCGATGCTAACCAGACGGAAAAGCTGTAAAATCCACCGTCTCGTGCTGGAAGCCTTCGTCAGGAACCCCGAAGGTAAGAGCAACGTGAACCACCGGAACGGGGATAAGACCGACAACCGCCTCTGTAATTTAGAGTGGGCGACGAATCTAGAGTATTGCAGGCATCACTGGAGAACGGAATGAGCACCACGATAAAACGAACTGTTTACGCCCTGCGGGAGGATGGAACGCACTCCGAGACCGATTTCGGGATGGGGCCCGGCATACTGGCTCAGGATGAGCTCGTCTACCCTGAGACCTTCAAGGATCTCACGAAATCCGATCAGGGCGCCATGTCGATGGATCTTGTGCGGATGAACGATGAGATGATTGAGAAGTTATTTAAAGTTGAGATGGAGGTCACAGAAGAATGATCGACGAAACACAGAAGAAAGCCATCGAGCTGGAGATGGACCGCATGGTGCTCCGTCTCACCGAGATGGGGTGTGACAGCGTCTCGGTGTTCGCCACGATGCGGATTGACCGCCGGACGGACACCCTTTGTACGTTTGACGGGAATTACTACGCCCGGGTGGGTTTGGTGCAGGATTGGCTCAATCACGAGCGGGATATTGAAGTGGTCGAAGCGGTTACGGTGGAAGACGACGACAGCGACGAAGGTTGGAAGGATTTAGCATGACGGGAGATTCAATGAAACCATGCGAGTTTGAGTCGGTATTAGGTCAGGTTGAGTCGTGGCCGCTGCCGCCCGGCGCCGATCCGGAGGATTACGCCTGCCGGCTGACTGCGCAGACCGGGATGATCTGGCGGGTTAAACGGTAGATAACAGGAGAAGGAAAATGAAGAAATGGATTAAAAAGCAGGTTAGAAAGGCGCTCGCGGAGCTGGCGGAAGACGGGGAGCCCCTCATGGTGAGGAGCATCGTGGTGGAGGAGTTGACCGTCTCGAAGACGCTGACTACGCTCCCGAGTTCGTATCTGCACATTGAAGGACAGGCTCAGTCACTCTCTGAGTTCAGTGGGCGGTATATCTCCGTCAACCGTGAGCCGATGGAGCCGGAAGGCGTGCAGAGCATTGCGATGTGCGACGCACGGTACGTGAGGAAGTAATGAACACAGAAGCGATGATCGAGATGATTGAAGAGTCGGAGGTGACTGATGGCCCGGCATAAGCGGCAGGAGATTGAATTCTATTACCGGATGGGCTGGCAGTCCATGATTATCACCGCATGTCCTGTGGGCACCATCCTGCTCGTCTACACAGGACACCCAGAGCTTTTGATCGGGTTTTTATCGGCGTGTCTGATTCTCGGACTCGCGAACCCGGTTATACTAGGAGAACCAACAATGAACACCATCAAGAAACTACTCGGGATTACGGCCCTCACAGGGAAGCTCGACGCGCTTGCAGCGCACCTGAAGGTCAGATTCAAGCACATCCCGGAACACTACGAGTGCGAACCTAATGCTTGAGTTCACGCTTAATATGCCGGAAAACGGCATCGTAACGCGCCCCGTCGCGACGGTGAAGGTCTTAGACAACCTCAACGACCTTCGCGTCGAGTCGGCGCTCTTGGGGCACGAGGAGCTCACTGAGGCCCGGGGAATCACGTACAATCTGGAGGATTCCCTCACCCGGTACCGGTTCTCGATCATTCTGCTCAACAAGGAGCGGCTCGACGTCGAGACGTTGCAGCATGAAGTCAGACACGCTTATCTGTGGAACGTCGCGTCGAATACCGGTGCGGTGACGATCAATGTGCACGATGAGCTCGAAGAGGAAGAATTCTCCCGGCGGCTCGACACGCTGGTTAACCGCGCCGTCTGCACGATTGAGGCGACGCTTGGATGCACCATGAAATGGAAGACGCTATGAACGAAGAAATAGAAGAACTCAGAATACGCATTGAGGCCCTCAAACCCGGCGAAGAGATCGTGTGGGACGGGGAACTCAAGGCGGCGATCGCCATGATTCAGATCATGCCGCTGGGCAAGACCGGCGGGACGGACTTCCGGCTATACGACAATCCGCGGGCCTCTGGTCACGTGATCAGGCGCCGTCCGGATTTCGAGTAATGGACGAAGAAGCAGAGGTGGATGAAAATGGATACTGAAAGAGAACTATTCACAGAAGGCGAGATATTCAACGGGTTTAAATGCCGGCGGGAGAAGACCTTCGTGGCGGACATGACCAAGCTTGAGTTGGTCGGATTCATCGGGATGCTCGATGAGCTGTACTCCCGGACACACATCGAGGATGAGCAGACCATCGCGGATTTGCGGCAGCAACTCGCGCTGAAACGAATGACCTCTGAAAGGATACCGAAATAATGGTCTCACCTGACTATTCTAAAATCGAAATGACGGACTATATTCCGGAACCGACCGCTGCGGCGTTCCATGCGAACGACGCTTTTGTCCGAGGGGTCATGGGGCCCTTCGGTTCCGGGAAATCAGTAGCATGCATAATGGAGGCGCTGTCACGTGCACGAGAACAAATACCGAATAAAATGGGAGTGCGCAGGTCCCGCTGGGCTTTTGTGCGTAATACTTATCCTGAGCTTATCTCTACCACCCTCAATACATGGATTGATTGGGTGCCCGAAGCCATATGTCCGATCAAAAGATCTCCAGTGCTCAAAGCGGTGCTGGACCAAGAGCTCCCTGACGGAACCCGTATCTGGATGGAAGTCATCTTCCTTGCGCTTGATACAGAGCAGGATGTCGGGAAACTCAAGTCGCTCGAACTTACGGGAGCGTTCCTCAACGAAGCGTCCGAAATCGCGCCGGAAGTCCTCGAAGTGGCCACCTCGCGGGTAGGTCGATTCCCTTCCAAGAAAGACGGCGGGTTCAACTGGACCGGCGTGATCATGGACACCAACCCGCCTCCGCTCGGTCATTGGTGGCAGGAGCTTGATGAAGTGACCAAGCCGGACCGCTATGCGTTTTTCCGCCAACCGCCCGCGCTACTGCTCAAGATGGGCACCGGCTGTGAGATCGACGGGGAAGCCATTCCGCCGGTCTATGTGCCGAATACGGGGCAGGTCCACGGAATCCCGGCCGCGGAGAACGTCAGGAACCACACGCTGGGCTTTGATTACTACCTTAACATGGCCGCCGGTAAGTCGATGGACTGGGTGAAAGTGTTCATTCAGGGCGAATACGGCATGGTCTCCAAGGGCAAGCCGGTGTATCAGGAGTACTCTGATTCGTTCCATTGTTCGAAAAAACCCATCGAAATCGTCCGAGGATTGCCCATACTGCTCTCGTTTGACTACGGACGAACGCCAGCATGCTGTGTGCTTCAGATGTCTCCTATGGGGCAGGTACGCGTTTTACGGGAGTATTTGGCCGAAGGGATGGGGCTTCAGTCGTTCCTGCCTGAGGTGGTGCGCCCGGCGCTCTTCAAGGATTTCCGGGGCATGGACCTCATCGTGACCGGGGACCCGTCAGGTTCATACGGCAATGAGGCCACGGAATTGACCTGTGAGAAGATCCTGCGCGACGCAGGGTTCAACTACCAGCCGGCGATTACGAACAAGCCCAACGCCCGTATCGAGGCCGTCGTGAGCTTCCTGATCTCGAATGTGGACGGGAAACCGGGGTTTCAGATCGATCCGTCCTGTCAGGTGCTCCGTGAAGGATTCGCCTCGGGGTACCATTATCGCAAGATTAAGACCGCGAGCGGCACCCGGTATTCCGACGCACCGGAGAAAAATGAGTTCTCCCACATCCATGACGCGCTTCAATACGCCGCGCTGTACCTCTCGGGGTTCCAGCTCCAGACGCGCAGTAAGGCGTTCGAAGGACAGGATGTCATTAAGAAGCGCACCGTGGTCGGAAGCAACGCCGGAGGATGGACGTAATGGACTGTAACCACTGTGAACATTTTTCAGGGTTCTGTAACGGCCAAGGGCCCGTCTACTGTAAACACCCCCGAGTTGCGCACCGTAGCCTTGATATGAAAGCGAGGCTCATACAGGTCGTGGAGTGGCAACGGGCGATTCCGTTCCCCTCCCATTGCCCAAAGGAGCTGGAATAATGCCGGGGCAGAAACACGGAACCCCGGCTCGACGCGACCGGGCGCTTCCAGCGAGGCAGGCGCATAAAATGATACAAAGGGGACCAATGGACTATGAAGAAGCAATGCTGGAATTCACACGGGCTACGAAGCTTAACTGCGTAGAATTCGGGGAGTACACGGAAGACGAGGTCTGGGCTTGGGCCGGGCGAATGCGACACCTCCTGCCGGGTAAAGCTTTCGCATGTTGCGGCCTCCTCGCCGAACGCATGTTGCACCGGGTGAACCGCAAAGGGCATAGCCTCGACTTCGCAGAGGGGCTGTTCGCGGCATATGGATGCGGGCTGGACATTAAGGCAAAGGAAGCGCTTGACAAATCAGCGGAGCTGTCTTAAGTTGCAGAAATTACAGGGGAAAAATTTATGCCTCCAGAACGCGAGCAGACCGGAATAACTGACATCCGAGTCCCGAATCAATCGGGATATCTAACTAACGTGGCGAGTCCCGCCGCGATCGAAGAGGCGCATTCTAAAGAGATGGCGGAGGTTCTTGAAGCCGACGTCCCTGATATCATTGACCCGCTGGTAGGATTCTTCCAAGCGATCGTCGATGAAAACGTACAACACCGTCAGACCGAGTCGATCGACGACCAGTTGATTGACTGCGAAGAGCGCGTTCAGAGCAAATACTCCACCACAAAACTCGCCGAGATCCGGGAATTCGGAGGCTCAGAGATTTATATGGGACTCACCGGCGTCAAGGTCAGGGCCGCTGAGAGTTGGATGAAGGAGATCTTAACCACGGATCGCGAGCAGTTGTGGCGTATTGAACCAACTCCTCTTGTGGACATTCCTAAAGACCTCGCGGACCAGATGGCTGATACGGCCGTCAAACGTATTCGCCAGCTGCAGGCCGAAGCGAAGGAGGCTCAACAGCCGCTTGAGCTCACCCCGGCCATGATTTACGACCTTTCGGCCACCGTCCGTGACGAAGTTCTGGCCGAGCGCCGGAAGATGGCGGACACCGCTTCCGCCCGGATGGAGCAGGTTATCCACGATCAGCTGGTCCAGATGGACTTTGAGAAGATCTTCCGCGGTGCGATCTCCGACGTGTGCCGTTCCAAGGCTGCGATCATCAAAGGGCCGATAGCCGTCCGGAAGAAGTGCCGCGTATGGAAACTCGACGCCGCCGGCGTACCGCAGATGGGGAGCACGGAGGCCACCGTACCGATGGTTTTCCGCACCGACCCTCAGGATTTCTACCCCTCCCCCGTCTCCGGTGAAGAGATTTCCGGCAATACGGTGGAACGCGTTTCATATGAACGCGGAGATTTAGCGGCGTTGCGCGACCAGCCCGGCTGGAGCACCGAGGCGCTTAACCGCATTCTTGATAATTTCGACAACACCCAGCAGACTCTGACGTATTCCTCGGAGTCCGACGAGCTCCGGAACATCAACCAGACCAACGAAAACTTTTTCAAAACCTCAGCCACCGGCTGGGAAATCTACGCGGAAACGCCGGGACAGAAGCTGCTCGACTTCGGATTCAAGCTCGATCGCGACGGCGAGACGGCCCTCGACCCCCGTGGTTCGTATGACGTCAACAGCATTTTGATCGACTCCGAGATCGTATATCTTGATTTCAACCCGGATGAGTTCGGCGGGCGCCCGTATTCGGCCTCCGGCTGGGGCGACATCACGGGGAGTTTCTGGTCGGAAGCGATCGCGGAGCTCATGCAGGACCTGCAGGATATGTGCAATGGGTCTGCTCGCGCTCTGGGTAACAACATGGCGTTTGCTTCCGGTCCGCAGTCGGTCATCAACGACATTGGCCGCATACCGGACGGTGAGGAGCTCACGTCTCCTTCTCCGCTGAAAATGTGGCAGTTCACCAACGTGGGTAAGGCCACTGGTAAACCTCTTGAATTTTTCCAGCCCGATTCCAATGCGGCTGAACTCCTTGCCGTCTATGGTCATTTCGCCAAATTGGCGGACGATTACACGGGAATCCCGGCGTATGCTTACGGTAACGACAAGGTAGCCGGGGCCGGACGTACCGCAAGCGGTTTGTCCATGCTCATGTCGTCCGCCGCTCGGGGGATCAAAAACGTGATCCTCAATCTTGATGAGCGGGTTTTGAATAAGATCATCAAGGACCTGTACTATTACAACATCAAGTACCTCGACGATCCGCTTCTGAAATACGGGGCTGATATCAACGTCCGCGCCACCGGCGCGATTCAGGTGATGATCAAGGAAACGATGGCTCAGCGCCGTCTTGAATTCCTTCAGGCCACCACCAACGACCTCGACTTTAAAGTAATCGGCGCCGAGAACCGCGCCAACCTGCTCCGTGAAATCGCCACCACCCTCGATCTTGATTCGAATCCGGTGCAGACGAAGGAGCAGATCTCCGCGATGATTCAGCAGGATGCACAGGAAGCGGCCCAGCGCCGTGAGGTTGAGCTCGCTGAACTGCAGCGTGAAGCTGAGAAAGACGAAGCTGAGATGGCGCTGAAAGCCGCCGAGACGGCACTTGCCTACGCGAAAGCTGAAACAGAGAAAGAGCAGAATCAGCAGAAATTAGATCAGGAAGCAGGAGGCGGCGGTGAAACAGCTTAACACTCAAGAGAACAACGGAGTCGTCCGGGAGCTCGAAGGGCTGCCCCGGGCACGAGCGTGGATTATACAGAGCCTCGAAGAAAACCGGGCGGAATTGGAAATCCTCACCGAACCGGTTTACATCTACCGGCTTCAGGGAGAGAACCGGGTCCTGAATAAAATACTGGACAAGATGCCCGAAGACGGGTAAAACCACTTTTACAACGCGGAAAGAGACACCTTCGGGACTTTTTCCTGTTTAGAAACCGCGCATACCGTCACGGAGCGCAAACCAGAAAGGAAACATAGATATGTCGAAAGATGTACCTAACGCAATCGCCGAGAACGATAAGTTTTTAGATGAACTTATGGACAAGCTGGAGAAGGAGCAACTTTCTGCTTCAGAAGCTACGGCACCGCAAGCAGCACCCGAGGTAACGCCGCCAGTGGCAACAGGAATCGATACCCCTCCAGTAGTGGACGATCCGCCTGCACCGCCAGCGCCAAAACTCGACGAGGCACTCGAAAAAGCTGACCATCGTTATAAGACGCTCGAAGGAATGATGCGTGCTGACCAACGGAGAACAGCGGAAATCATCGAGGGACTCACGGAGAAGTTAGAGGCCCAAAGGGTCGCACAGGTGGAAACACCGTTAGACGTTAACTCTATTCTAAGCGAGGATGAACTCGCGCAGTTCGGAGAGAGCGGCATAGGAGTGCTGGAAAAGCTGGCACGGGCAATCACTACGAAGGAAATCGAAAGAGCCAGTATTGGCGTTGAACAGAAGCTTGAGGACATGCGGAGACGCGTGGAGTCAGCTGAAGCCTCAGCAGAAGGTACAGGCACTTGGGATCACGTCGAAGAGATTAACCCCGGCTCGAAAGCCATCAATGCGAGTGACAGTGGTTGGTTTACCTTCCTCACCACGGTTGACCCGATCAGCGGACGAGAGTACCGCGAACTCGGCGAATCGGCGGCGAATTTAGGGGACTATCAGCGGTTGTCCATGTTGATTGATACCTATCGAACAAGTGCGAATATTGCTAAACCAGCCCCATCGGTGAAGCCCCCGCAGACTCGAACGACTCCAAACAATGACGGTAACAGACAGACGCCGAAAGCAGATGCCATCGTGTATACGCAGGACGAGATTCGGGATTTCTATATGGCGCGAGCCCTTGGAAAAACCTACACCTTCCGGGGAGTTTCTCAGAACGTTAAGCAGATGGATGCGCTTGAAGCGGCTATCGACACCGCCATGGAGGAAGGACGGATCTTAATTTAAGGCAGTGTTGCCTATGGACCGGATTTCCTGTTGGCGGTTAGCAACTAAACAGGAGTGATAAAATGACCTATCCTAATGGTTCACCCATGCCCTATGCGGCAGGCGTCCCTTCCATCGGTAATGCAGCGATGCAGTATATCCCCATCTTGTATGCGGGTAAAACCATCAAGCGTTACTACGAAAACTCGATCATCCCCTTCATCAGTAACACTGATTATGAAGGCATGATCCGCGCTCAGGGTAACGAAGTGAAAATTCGTACCGTCCCTGAAATCGCGATCGACGATCACGCCATCGGCGATGTGATCACGAATCAGCGTCCTTTGTCTACGGCGAAGACGCTCGTGATCGACAAAGCGAAGCGCTGGTCCTTCATCATCGAGGACATCGAGCAGGTCCAAACCGA